AGTTAAAACTCTTATGGCTGCTGGATGGATGGATGGTAATACAGATGCCGATGGTCTGCCAAAAAATACTGTTGGAAGTTCTATTCTTTCTTGGATGGGAATTAATACTGCTGCTTTGACTGCTGAAACAGCAGGTAGAAAGGTTTACTTTAAAGGTAAGGATGTTGATAAGATCATGCAGAGATTAATAAAACTTATTGATGATCCTAATGTAAAAGAAGATCAACGAGAAAGACTTATAGAGGAATACAGAATGCACCAAGCAAATGCAATAGAAAAATACCGTGAGTATGCTGATGCATATAGACAGGTAGAAGATGTCCTCTAGTCTTTATGTTGAAGTTGAATGGGTAGATATTATATCTACATCTGGGTGGGAAAAATCTGATGAAATAAAGACCCCCATCTTTTGGTCTTATGGATATTTAATTAACCACGATGATGAAGAGGTTCGTATAGCTACGACCAAAGATGAGGATGGTGAATGGTATGGGTTTACTATCATGCCCATAGGTTGTGTTAAAAAAATAACCCCCCTGGGGAAGGGGGGCTATTCAAATCAAACGAATAACATAATTAGACAGGCAGAGAAAAACACATAGCTTCCGTACCAGCCAAGCATATAAATTAAATCTCTTGCCATCTTTGATTCCATTTCTTAACGGCGGATTCTTTTTGAGAGTCTACCTTTGGGTGAAAGCTTAAGAACAAAGAGCACTTTGTACATCCAACTAAGAACTTACCAATCATTGCTTTTGCTCCACAGAATGGACAATGTTTTAAACTCATAAGTATTCCCGTAGTAGTTTGCGTTGAGTTACAGCGTTTATTTCATCGTAGTATCCCTCCCCATCTAGTCCGTTTAAACTAACAACCCCCCTCCACCAAGTGTACTCTGTATCCCTACACCAACTCTCTGAGTAGTGAGGGTGAGAGAAACATCCTGCGCTTAATCCAAATATCTTTTGACCATCAGGTCTAGTTTGTTCTGCATGATTATACAAGTGTGAATGTCCTTGCACCGCTGAGCAGTGCAGTTTAGATACCAGTTGATGACCAATATGTGATGAACTAATTGGCCTTCCTGCAACACCAGAAGTAAAGTAATGGGAAAATATAATACCTTCAACAGTTAATGTCCTTTTGAATGGTGTTAGTTTCCAACCAAACTTTTCATACTGTAGGTCTTTGATTGAGATAGCTCCCTCTAGTTCAGGTGCTGAGTTAACAGCCCTGTCTATTCTATCTTCATGATTACCTAAACACATGAATAGCCGTGGCTTGTACTGCTTTTCTTTATTCTTTTTCTTCTTAGCGTTAAGCTTCTTGATAGGATCGAACATCTTATTTTGTCCATCAATAACAGATTCAACATCCTTCTTGTATCGTCTTCCTTCAAAACCTTTAGTCCCCTTATCATATGATGAGAGACTAGGCATATCTGCAAAGTCTCCCAAACATACAATGATTTCAGGCTTGTGCTTTACTATGTAGTTTCCTAAAGCAGTAAACCTGTCGCTGTCATACTCAGGTGCAGCATGAGCATCTGGTATGATTAGCATATTTTTATTACCCTTCAATTTGATTCTCCGTTTTTGTTTTGCGTCTTGGTTTGGACACTGGTCTATATGGATACAAAGCACAGCTTGTAATCTCGCATCTCTCTACTTGATACCTCATAGACCCTGACTCTAGTGGATCGTATATACACTCAATACACTTGTCCATAATTGCTTTGCTTCTACTCATTACCCTTTCCTTACTTCTTTGATTAGTATATTAGCATAAGATATAATCTTTTCTAAGTCTGCCAGAGGTTCTCCTTTTTTGTCCCATCTGGCAGCATACTTAATAATATTTCCAGAACAGAAGTCAAGCCCATTAGACATAATAAAATCTATTGGTTCAATCTTCATCTTGTAATGGTCGTTCATTATATTCCGCACACCCCACTTAAGCATTGCTCTTCGCTATTGTCCTCATAGATAACACCACGTTTAGCATGAGCTTCCTCATAAGGAACAGAAGTAATAGGCTGACCACCTCTAGCACCATCAGGATATACTGTTAAGCCACGTAACCCTGGCGCATACTTAGCGATAGTCTCTGCATACTTCATGATTGTATCCTCATTATTTAGATCACTACCCCAAGCAGGCAGATTAATTGTACTGCTAATAGCATGGTCAACATACTTCTGTAGTTCATACTGAAATTTGATGCGTCTTTCTGGATCACCCGCTAAGTCTACTGCTGACTCTATGTTTTCTGGTTTGATTCCTCCGTCGATAAGGGCTTGAGCTGTACCGTCGACGACAAACTGATGCTTCCATTTGGTTCCATCCGTAAGATAACGCCTGCGGTAAGCAACGGCGTATATCGGTTCCACTCCAGAAGTAGTCCCCGCGAGGATACTAATGGTTCCTGTCGGAGCAATTGCTCTGTATCCTTTAGGACGTTTGAGAAAAAGTCTATCGCAGTGAGCGTCGGCTGATCGCTTGCTTTCTGATTCATAAACCCTCATCCATTGTTTAAGTTCATCTGTCATTTCATACTTATGACCACGCTGAAGAAGCCACTCATGCATACCCATAAGACCCAAACCAATACGACTATTTTGCATCCTTACTTTTGAGATTTTTTCGTAGGGGACTTGCGCTCTGATAAGCCCACAAACAAGGAACTTACTTGCAAGATTAACAACATCCCTAAACTCATTAAGGTCCCCAACATTAGCCAGATTAACAGACCCAAGATTGCAAACGTCGCTATCATCTTCGCTAGTAATTTCTGTGCAAGCATTACGAAGCGTTTCATTTTGTTTGTCTCCAAAGTTAAACGAGAACCCAGGCTCTCCTGTCATCATAGCTTGCCTAATGTTCTCAACAAACACTGGGTTCATCTTATCTTTAAGCCATGCATCATCATAGTTAAGTGATATGTTCATCATATCTAAAGGAGCAGGAGCATTGAAGTCTGCTTTCTTTAGTTCAGCATAGTTAGTGTCACCAACACTGATGTCATGCCAGTTCTTAACCTTTAGGAAGTCATTAGCATCTTCATGTTGCCAGTTCATTGAGCCATACAGTGCAGACCTACGGCTACCACCCTGCATTACATTACGTCCAACCTCATTGAGGGTAGACAGTAGTGGAATAGGCCCAGAAGCAACGCCTCCAGTACGAACCAGTCTGCGTCCTGATGGCCTAGCCTTAGAGATATCAACACCAATTCCTCCTCCTGTCATCAAGCAAGACATTGCACGTTGAGTAACGCCAGCCCACTCTTCTCTAGTATCCTCCTCAAGCCTAAGAAGATAGCAGTTATTGTAAAACCTAGCATCTCTACCTGCATACCATAAATACCTACCGCCTGGGACAAACTTAAAGTCAGAGATATACTGAGCAAGCTGATCTCGTTCGGTCTTATCCATCAAAGGATTTTTTGATCCATTAAAGTCACCACATACGCTGTTAACTACTGCATGCGCCTTGTCATTCCAAGTCTCATACTCTGTAGATGCGTACTTGTTTTTAAATATATCTTCGCCTAGCTTAGTTTTAAATGTCATTGTATACCTTCGTTAATTACTTTATTTCCTGTACTACCAAAACCACCCTCACCCCTAACAACATAGCTACTAACCTCAGTAGATAAAACTGGAGAAAGATAATGCGAGAATACTAACTGCGCTATCTTATCTCCCTTCTCAATATCATATGGCAGATGTCCCGAATTAAAAAGGATTACCTTGACCTCACCCTTGTAGTCTGGGTCAATAGTTCCTGGGGAATTAAGAACAAACACACCATGTTTAGATGCTAAGCCGCTTCTACTTCTTACTTGACCTTCAATACCAATTGGCATATGAAGTTTTATTCCAGTGCTAATTACCTTTGTAGACAAAGGTCTAATCACATCATCCTCTGATGAACAGATATCATACCCAACAGAAAACTCAGTTGCTCTCTGTGGTATAGCACTTGCTGTACTCATCAACTCAATCTTTACTTGATCTGACATTTATATATTTTCCTTTTAAATCGTGTTCTTTTGCATATCGCATATACTCTTGCAGAGAACATCCAGCATGGTGTTTAAAACATTCTTCCCAAGAATTAAATTTAACAGTCGGCTGTTTTTTACCAGAGTAAATGTCTCTTGCAAGGAAGTATATGATCTCATCTTGTGGCTCTCCTTTAGAACGGTATGTCATCAGCTGATACTTCTTTAGCTATATCTTTCATAGCATCTCTAGCACCTGAAGGCATAGACTTCTTGTCAGAAGATCCCATCTCTACTTCTTTGTATGCATCTGGACTGTTAATCATCTGCATCATATACCCTTTGATGTCAGTAGTATATTTTTCTACACCACTCTTATCAGTATACTTACGATAATCAATTGATCCTTCTACATATAAGTTAGTACCCTTTCCTACATAAGCCTCAGCAATCTCCGCTTGTTTACCAAAGAAGACTACGTTGTGCCAGTCAGATTTCTTATACTCACCATAGCCTGACTCGGTAACCATAGATACCTGAGCAATCTTGCTATCATTTTTAGTGGTACGAATAGTAGGTTCTTTCCATACACTACCAACTAGAATTACTTTATTAATTCCCTTCATTACTTTCTCCGTGTTTTTCGGGCCAATATTTCTTTACGTTTTTCCATACTTCTAATGCTGAACTAAAGATAGTCCAGTACCTATCGAAGTCTTTGCTATCCCACTCATGAAAGACAACAGTGCCTGGGTTGCTAGCAGAGATAAATACATTTGCTATTCTCTTAGCTGGTGCAGGCAGTGCTCTCTCATAAGCAATCAATTGGTATGCCATAGACTCGTAAGCTAACTGCTTGCTACCAGTAGAGAATTCTTTGGTTTTAAAATCAATAACCCATTCGTCTGATACCAAGTCTATCATACCACCATATCCATCCTTTACATTACATACAGTTTCCTCTGATCTCCATTGTTGTTCACCACAATTAATCTTTAACAAAGCATCAACAGCATTAAAGATATTTGAGTCAGCACCAGTAGGAGATAGTTCATTTTTAAAACAGTTCTCTAACATATTATGTATCCTACTACCTCTTTCGGATGCCTCAACTGTTTCCCTTTTGCTTTCTTGTAGTACCTTTGACCTCCATATCTCAATACTTAAGTCTCCTCTTGGTACTAAAGCAGCAGCATCAATAGCCTTGTTAGTTTTCCATGTGTCTAACCCAGGCTTAGCTAGTATATCTAGAACAGAAGTTACAGAGGGCATCCACCCATATTTTCTTGCATCTCTTAATGTTGTAGCCCTAGTCTTCCCGTTCTTTCCTTCAATAAAATGTCTTGGTTCTCCTTGTCTGTCATACCAGTGCATTATTTATCCTTTGTTCTTTTGCTCATTAGTTCATCAAAGCCCTCTGGTGTAGCCCATACAGCAGCTTTATTATTACGATCAAAAGCATTGGGATGGTATAAGTATCTTCCTATACCGAACAAGACAGCAGCCCTCTTAAGAGCGTCACTGATGCCACCCTTTGCACCTTCAATATTAGAATCATCAGCACCATCTGACTTAGTAATCCATGTTCCATCTATATTAACAGACAGTTCACATATCATACGATTGCCAATCCAATGGTACTTAGTCTGCCAATTAGAAATACCAACAACCTCGTCTAGCCTATCCATTACATTTCTAGCATCAATATAAGCTAACTCCTTACTA